ACCAGGTGGCAGGCTCTTGAGAGAGTCCAACCTGACATCACCCTGGTTCTGAAACCGGACACCAGGTGGGAGACTCTCGAGGGAGCTCAAATAGAGATTCTCCTGGTGAGTCACTAGGATCTCGTTCCCTTCCATTTCATAGGAGTATTTCTTCTTATTTAATATCTTGATAAATTCCTCCCGTGTCATATAGTATTTTCTTGTATTTGAGGAGGAGAATCTATAATGAACCTAGAAAGAGGGGGAAATCCAGCTTCTCTTCTGTTTTCATAGATGCTTCTTTTTAAGAAGTCTTCTGGATTTACAACCTCAGGAGTTAAATCCCCAGCAAAAGGCGTTTTGTGATCTATAACGCGAATTTTTCCTTTGTGTGTGGTTTCATAAAGATTTCCATTCGCGTCTTGTAGCTGACAAGAAATGGTGTAAAAACCGGGCTTCAGAAAGGTCCAGATAAAATATGGAGTTTTTCTTACTCTAACCACCTCTTCCCCTGATTCCGTATCAACAAGAGACCATATATGGTTTTTCTTCCCTGGTATTAATGAATCTATAGGGTTTATAAATATAGTAGAGGCTAAAGGTATCTCAAATTCTTGCTCGTACAATTTTTCTTCCTTCCAAGACCAAGAATGTGATCCCAACCAGGATTGAACAGAGCCAATTTTAAGACCTGAGTGAAATCTTTCCTTTGGTATTTTACCTAAAAAGGCATCAATTGCTCCACCCTGAGGAGAGGAGGTCACAAAAGGAGAAAAATCCGCACCTGATCCAGTAAAGTATCCAGTTATGTAAATGTTTTCTTCTTCGTCTAAAACTAGATCTGCTCCCCTATCGTTACTAACTCCACCAGCAGTAACTATATCAACCAAAGTTCCGTCTTTATTGAACTTGGTTAAATAGATATCAGTTCCACCCCTTGAATTAACCTCCTCTGGAGAAAAATATGCTGTTCCTGTATAAGATCCTGTGATATAAACATTTTCCTCTGAGTCACTTTCAATATCAAATGCTTGGTCTCCTGAGGCACCTCCGCACATCTTCATCCATACAAGTTTTCCAGTTGATAGCAATTTTATTACAAATATATCAGTTGTTGAAGGAAAAGAAGAAAGAGTTTTATTTTCTATTTCTATTGTTCCCGAAAAACTTCCTGTTACTAAAACGTGTCCTTTTGGATCAACTGTGATCGAAGAATTACCAAAGGAAGTGGAAGAATCATATGCAAAAGATTCCGCCCAAAGACAAGACCCATCAGATGTGGAAAACTTTCCTACAAACATATCAGGAGCACCTGGGCCAGAAAGTACTATAGGGCCTAAATCTACGTCCGTTGTGAAAATTCCGGTCACATATAAATAATCTTCTTTCAAAATACCCAATTCTAATCCAGAGGAAAAAGATGTGGTTTCTAGTTTTTTAGCCCACACAAAATTTAAGGTGGCATCAAGTTTGGCTAGGAATCCAGAAGATAAGCCAATAGAGTTTAGGTTAAACGTTCCGAGAGATAAAGCGCCTTCAAATTCTCCACAGATATAAAGATTTTCATAGAGATCCACTTTAATATCGGCAAGAAGTTGAACAGGGAAAACTGGTACATTTATCGTGTTCAGTAAAACACCAGAACTGTTGTATTTATTTATTTGGATAAATCCTGTTATGCTGTCATCTAAAACCACATAGATATTTGAATTGTCGTCGGTGATAATAGATCTGGCGTTTAGTTGACTTCCTAGGGATGGATTAATTGCTCTTGCCCATTGAATAACACCAACCTTATTGTATTTTGCAACAAAAACACTAGGATCTACAGAATTGAGGTAGACGTCTTGGGTTCCTATATTATTAACTTCCCCCATAAAGATACTTCCGTTATAATCCCCAATAACGATAATATCTCCCTCTGTATCTACTGTGACTTTTACTCCCTGGTCTACGCTAGTGTTACCTAGAGTTATTATCCATTCAAAATTTTCAAAAAGATCTCTAGATTGTTTTTGAGCTATTCTTTCTATCTGAGAATTTCTCCAGTAAGCTTCTTTTGTGGCTTTTCCTTTGATAATATCTCTCAGAGGAGCATACAAAAACACATTGTCAAGATCTAAAGAAGGGAACTGATTTTTAAGATAATCAATGTTGTACCTCTGCCAAATTGGTTTACTCCATGAATACCTATCAACCGAAGGCATAACAGGTCTAGTTATATCGGAATTAAGTGTGATGTTGTCGTAAAGAGGTCCAACAATAAAATTAAAATTCAGCTGTGAAATTCCAATTCCTGAATTGTAAACATACTGGATTGCAGGAAGGGGGATGGAGGTTTCGTGGTAAACAAAATCCCATCCAGGAGTTCCCGCAAATTTAGAAGTGGCGTGTATATATGGAATGATATAATCTAGCTTTCCTATCTCCCCTTGGTTTGTAACAAAGATGAGATTTTTAGGATAAGTTGTCTCCCCATTTTTTATAGTCTTCCATGGTGCAGAAAGTGCAGATTTTCCATAAAAGTTAGGACAAGGACTAATTAAACTAGTTCCATCATTTCTATAAAGAACTTTTGTGAAATAATATCCATCAAAGAAATAAAGTTCATTATCTCCTGGGGAAGACACGGGATCAACAACAAACCAAATGTTGGCATTTCCTGTTTCAACTATATTTGTAATGTTTCCAGAGGATAATTCAGGATTAGTTGAGTTATTCCAAACCGCCCATCTTAAATGATCCCAGTAGACAAGACCAGAAGAGGTTCCAATCCATTTGTGGTTAAGCTTATCCAATTCAATCGAATAAACATCGTTTGAAGGAATACCAGAATTGTTCGTATCATAGTTTTTAAAATCTATTCCATTAAATCTAGAAAGTCCTTGATCTGTTGCGATCCAAAGGTACCATTTATTTATGTCATAATACTGCAATCTAAGATCCCTAATAGTTGCAGAAGATAAATTAGAATTACTAGGAGTTAATAAGCTCCAGGATTTTGCATATCCGTCGTAATAAAGAAGTCCGTCGTAAGAAGGTGAAGATCCAGAAATAAATGCTGCAAAAACGTCTCCCGTTTGTGGGTTTATCTCAATAACTCTAATGCTGGAGGGAACCCCATAAACTACAGGGTTTCCTCCGTTATCTATAAAATCATTAACCGAGTAAGCAACACTTTGTGAAGGGTCTCTTTCGTCTATTTTAACTAAAGGAATAAGATCGTTTTCTATCCCGATCCACTTAACGTCATTTCTGTCTATTTTTATACAATTAGTCAATAAGCCAACTCCCGGTAATGGAGAGTTACTGGAATCATATGTCGTAAAATTAATACCGTCAAATTTAATAACATCTTCTCCAGTTACCCATATATCACCATCACCGTCCCAAGCAATGCTCGTAGGCGTAAAAAGAACTGGTGAATACGTAGGGATTTTACTGAAGCTGGAAAGAATATTTTTTGGTCCTGGATTTGTGCTAAGATCTGGTGATATAGGATTTCCGTTATCATTGTAATACAAAGGAAGATCTGAATATCCCCTAACCACATAGTTAAATCTAGAGATATTTTCGTCCGGGGATTGGTTTAGTTGGTCAGCAGCTTCAGTAAGATCTAAATAGTTATTACTTGGAGAATCAGTTTCTCCTAAAACAACCCCATTGGTAAGGCTGGTAACTCTCACCCTGTCTCCATATTGCAAAGAATAAAGAGAGAATCCGCCTAACCAGTCATTGTGGTAATCAAACATATCCCAAGTGTGAGCATATGCTTTAGTGAATTCAAAATCTTCGAAAGCATCCCAAGAAATCCCTTTTGTTCCCCAAAGCTTCATTTTTGGATTAGGATAAGAAGTGAAATCAAAAGGAACATAAGATTGTGTCTGATTTACACCTCCGTTGAATAAAACTGATCCAGGATTGGAAAGTAAAGAGCCTGTAACAGGAACAGAAACTAATTTTCCATTCCATATTACCCCAGTGTTGTTTGGTGCTTGTAACACAAATGTTTTGTAATTGGGGACGGTAGAATCCGTTAGACTAATAACTTTATATTTCGGGAATAATGGAGAAGAGTTTATTGTGCTATAGATTAAACTTGCAGTGGATTCTATGTCTCCTTGGAAAGTAACACTGGCAATTTCTAATCCATCAGCAATAACCTTTATCGTACCGGATCCATAAACATATGCTCCTGTTATAGGAGATATTACAATCTGGGGTATTTCAAAGGTGTTGGGCGAAAGCACGGTTATAGGGAAACTTCCATAAGGATTACCAGAAGAATCATAAATCCAAACCTGACTACCAGAAGAGAAGCTGTGATTTGTTGTTGTTGTAACAATAGCAAAAGTGTAACCTGTTCCAGTAAAGGTGCTGACAATCGAAGTTATGTCTACTTGAAAGACTCCTATATCAAAAGTGCAGGTTGCCCTAACCTCCGGAATATCAACTAAAACCTCACAAGATTGACCCTCATTAAAATTGTTAGAATATTCAGGGAAATTTGATATGTAATCAGAAAGGTCTTTAATAGTGTCGGTGTTTTCAACAGGAAAAATCCACTGTGATGGATAAGAATCCCATTGTAAAGGCATATTATCAAAATTATAAATTTCAGATTTTCTGAACCTAGTTAATGTGTTTAATTCGATCCCCCTCTTTTCTACCTTTATGACATTCTTTTTTATTCCCAAAGAAATAGCGTTAAGTGTGTCCCATACCCTACACTGCACTGTATATTCTCCTGTATAAGGAAGAAAATGTGGTAGCACATCTAGATCTGGGAGACCTCCTCTGATTTGGAAAAAATATGGACTTGCATCTTCTTTGGAGATTGTCCACTCTATTTCATAAAAATCCAAATAAGGTAATCTTTCCCATGAATAAAATCCACCAGATTTAAACCAATTTTCATAGTAATTAAATACATAAGAGCTGGAAGAAATGTTTGTTGGGATAACATACCAACTTGAATAAGCTCCTCCTCCCCTAATATATGTTGGTCTAATTATTAAATCTCCGGTTAGTGTGTTATAATCCCCTTGACTGACATATCCCAATAATAAATTACCAGGAGAAGACACAGATTCTATTCTGATTAACAAAACCTCCGGTGAAGTTGCTGAAAACCAATTATTTCCTGTTCCTATATTAATTGTTACCGCTTGGGGTATATTAACAGAATCTAAATCTAAAATAGATGAAGAAGTGACAAGAGATAACGGATAACCAGGATTATCAACTAAGGTTGAAGTGTAATTAGCAATATCTAGGACAGTTGATAAAAAATTCGGATCTAATGTTTCCCAATTCCCGCTCATTTCCCCCCAACTTAGATCAAATGTTTTATTTGTTAAGACAACAGGAAATCCTGCAGGAAAGAAATGATCTTCCCCTGTAGAAAACAGTTTATAAGTAGGTGGATCAAAATCACCGTCACCTAAAAATTTAGGAAGTGTACCGTCTTCTATTTTTTGATAAAATCCTGTAATTGAATTAGCTAAATCTGGTATATTAGAAATTGGATATTTTTGAAAAAAAGAATATGGCTCTATAGTGTTTCCTAGGTAGCTAATTCCTGGCTCGGTTCCCTCTACAGCTGGATAGAGTAGGCCTTGTTGGTTTGGCTTGGTGTAAAAAACTCTTAAATCTTCAATAAATCCATTTTCAGGAAAAACAGTAAAATCTACTTCTATACCAGATCTAACCTCGTCAATCTTTAGCTGGTCTACCCATCCCCTTGTTTTGTAGATGTTAAAATAAACCCCTTCCCCTGTTATATCTACTATTCTAGCATTAAGAGGAAGATAATCCTGTTTTAGTCTTTCCTTTAGTCCAAAAAGCTTTATGAGAACTTCTTCGGGGCTAAATAAAAAAACATCTTCTACAACAGGATATCCAAATTGATCTTCTTCTTGATCTTCTACCACTCGGTTTATGTCATAAAAAAGACCAAATAAGGAAGTTTTCTTATAAGATTTAGAGGGAAATATCTGTTCATATTGTTTTTTTAAACCAAAAGTCCCGTCAGATTTTTTTCCATAAACCTCTACTTGTTTGAATTTTCCTTCGTTTTCGTCCCGTAAAAGATTATCAATTAATTCTGAAGATTTATTAAGTCCAAGATTTAATTGCTTTAACACCTTCGAATTTTGCTGCAGTGGTGTCAAGACATCAGCAGAATCGATTTTGACATTTAACCAATATTCTTTGATCTTTAAATCATAATACCCAAAAAATTTAATTGCATTAAAAAGACTTTTATAAGAACCAAGATAAGGAAAAATAGATTCTCCTGTCAAAAGGAGCTCTTTTCTTTTTCTATTTACTACCGTCCAATCAGGAAGCGGTTCTTTAGGATCAGTTTCTCTTGTTATTAAAGAATCTGCTTCTGTAAATTGTCTTCCAAAATTTGACAACAAAACAGAAAGTCTACTATCTTCTCCTTCAACTTCACCATGAAAACTAAGCTTTAAAATTGTAACGGGATTATTAGAATCTGTATAATCTTCTAAAATTAAAGTGCGGTCGTAAATCCCCTCTGTGGTTGAATTTAATGCAATGTTTATTTGCATAGAAGAGGAAGTGATCTGAGAAGTGATTACTATACCTGTTGGAGAATCTACCGTGTCCCCTGGGACAACTTCAGGATAAACCTCGATGCTGGTACCTTTCACCAGATATGGGGCATCTAGCTCGGGATCTATCCCTAGTTCATATGTGTAAATAATTGAGCTAACGTCGGTCTGCCCGTCGTAATCAGATTCCCATCTTGTTCTCCAGACCGGTGTAGATGGACTTGTTGTATCTTCGTGAGGAAATCCATACTCTGTTTCGAGGGTACTAGCATTAATAAACTTTTCAATAACAAATACATGCTCGATCTCAAAAAGTCTTTCAGCAACTAAAGGAAAAAGTACTGCACCTTCCCAATAATTTCCGTTCCATTGAAAATTATATCTGTCTCCTTTTTTATCAAAGAATAAAAGATTTTGAATATTCATTTATCTTACGTATTTGTTATTTTTTGGGACTGTATAATTAATATAATTTTTAATGTACTTGGTCGTTTCAAATAATTGGAAAACAATTCTCTCCATAGAAGCTAAAATTTCCATTCGGTTAGTGTCCCCTTGTAAAACCTGATTAGAAAGGGTTTTTTCAAAAATCTTACCCTCGTAATCAAATCCCTCATTAGTTCTAACCGTATTTTGGTTGTTTATAAATTCGTACCAGCTTTTTTTCATTTTAGTTTCCTATTTTAAGAGAAGATTTCAATTGTTGATTAATTCTGGTATTGTATGTTACAGGAACAATAGCTCTAATATCTACATTAACAGAAGATAGATTTTCAAGACCTGCTCCATAATCATAATAGATCCCATTTCTATCTTCCCATCCTCCAGAAATAACAACGACTTCATCTTTCCCGATTACTATGTCACCAAATTCGTCTAATCCTATTTCGGGTGCATTTGGGTTTTGAATTTTAGATTCTTCATTTTTTTCACAGATGAAATAGAGAGAAACAGAATCTATTCCGTCTAATCCTTCTATAGCAGCAACTAAATCAGATCTAGGTATTTTATCTCTCCTTCTAATATTAAGGAAGTAATCACTCAGTGTGTCTATAATCTGTGTTTTTATTGTGGTTGGATCGTATCCCTCGAAAATTGTAATGGCTACATTAACAACATACCTAGATATCAATGGATCTAAAATTTTTACTACAGTAGTAACTATTTTTTGTCCACTTTCATCAAGAAGTTGATAGATCCTATCTATTTGCGGGCCAGTTAATTTAAACCTAGAAGGAGGGATATCAAAATAAGTTTCATTGGTTTTAAGAGTGAGTTGAATATTAGGGACTAATATCAAATAAATGATATTATCGTCATCTATGTATTGATCATCAAAAGTCGTAAAAGCTTCTATGATAGAAAATTGCCCAAACTTTTCAAAAAATGTTACATAGTTTGTTGGATTTGCTAAAACAAAACTTCTTGATGTCTTTGGTGCAATAATTCTTGTAAGATCAATTGGTTCTTGGTTAGCACCCAATTGGGGAGCAATAGAACAGGTTGGTTGAAGAACATCAGATAGGGTAACGTTGTTACCAAAAAGATCTGTCCCGTCTGAATCAAATCTCATAATAACCTGTGAAGAATCTTCAACAGTTATATTTCCAAAAGCACCTGATGATTCTAGGTAAGTCACTTCAATTATAGAGCCAGCGGGAGGAGGGAATCCAAAATCTACAGTACCAAAGAAAATATCTATACCTGAAATTAAAGAGCTTTTTACAATATAACCATTTCCGTTTCTTGGTATATCATAAAGGGAATCATATCTTTTCCATGTTTCTCCATTAACCTTAACTTCCACCTCATAGTTTTCTATGCCTGAAGTTCCCCTAGATGAGATGTTATAACTCTGTAAAAGATTACCTGTCCCCGTGTATTGATTTGTGTTTCTTCTTCCCTCGAAAATGGATGCAATAATTTTAGCACCAGGTTCAAGGTTCAATCTAATGTATTCTTGTGGAAGTTTTAAGAAATAATTTTTTCCGTTGTTAACACAATTTAATTGTGCATAATTGGGAACCAAAATAGCGCTACCGCCAACATTCTCAAAAGATCTTCCGTTCCACGTGATAACTACCTCACCCTTTGCAGAAATTGCTCTTGTTGGATTATGACCAGCTAGAGTTGCTAATCCGTAAATCGAAGATTCTCTAGTTGCCTGGTTTATGTTGAGCTCTGTGATAGAATCCTCTATGAAAAAAAGGATAAATTGGGAAAGGTTATCAAGAACAAATATAATTTGTCCCCAAACCGAAGCCACTGTGAAGAGCTGGTTAGACATAGAATATCTAGCTTGGATCAGATCAAAAGTCTGTGCGATCAGGTCAGATATCTTTGCTTTATTTTTTTGTAGTAAATCCATTTTATACTATTTTTATTCCCACTAAGGGGTTTCCTTTAATTGCAAAATCAATAACACACGTGTCCCTGGTAGATCCTCTTAAAAACCCAACACTAAAGTCAACTTCATATTTACTAGAGGCCAACGGGACATAAGTTAAAAGATGTAATCTTATAGCACGCTCTAGTGTTGCTTGGTCCACTTCTAGATCAAATAGCATACCTTCCAAATCTATCCCAAAATAGGGATCTCCTAGGACCTCTCCTGGTCTAGTTAACATACATTGTTTGATCATACCGATAAGAATTTCAACCTCATCATCAGTATGCAAAAGTCCTTCTTTGTAATTAGGATCGTCTGGGTTCTTTGGATAAATTTCGGAAAATCTTGCCATCTTAACCTATATATTCAATAAAATAAGAGTGTAACTATTTTATTGATTTTTCACCTCTTGAGTTATAGATCCAAAATTCAAAAGAAATCCCTAGATCGAGACATGCTTGTTTTTTTCTAATATTTATTGAATATGCTGCTTTGTAAGTGTATTCTGACTTAACCTCTATTATTTTATTATCCCCAATCAAATAAATATCTGGGTAATACTTTCTTTTCTTCCTTTCAGAATCTAAATACCATATTGTACCCGTGTGCGATTCAATCTCTTTATTGGATACAATTATGTCATCTTCCTTATATCCTGCATCTAAAAGATCATTTAAAGCAAATCCTTCATACCCTTGTATTTTTTCAACCCTACCTGAAGGGAAAACAAAAATCTTTTTCTTGTATGACGTGTTTAAAGATTTTTCAAATGAAGGGGTGTAGTGCATAACCTGCTCCACTCCATATTTTTTAAGCATAGATTCTTTAAATTTTTTCTTAAAATCCTCACTTTGTACATACCAATCCGTACCTCTTTTTCTCCTGTTCGTTTCTTTAGATTTATTCTTTATCTCCTCCGAGCACATACTGGAATTTCCTCCATATTTTAAATTATTGGTTATTCTAGATTTTTCTTTTATTTCTGGATTATCTAAAGAGTGCTCAAATCCATATTTTTCTTTGTTTGTTTTTCTTTTCTTGTCCTGTGTTTCTTTTAGCTTAGTTGGATGACCACCATATTTTTCCTCGAAAGTCTTTTTAACCCTCTCTTTAAAATCTTCAGTTTCTGTATAGAAATCCACTCCATATTTTTTCCTGTTATTTTCCTTAATCTTATTTAAAGCACCAGGAACCTCCGTTGGATTTGTAGTTCCGTGATTTTTCATCATAGCCTTGTCAGTTTTATCCTTGTTATATTTTTTATTACAAGATTCAGACATACACGTCCCGTAATAATTAACAGAATTAGTGGGTTTTATCCCATATCTGTCAATTGAAAACTTTGGCTTCTTTGCAAACATTCTAGGAGAGTCACAATAGGGACACCTCTCAATTTCATAGAACCCAAACCACACATGATAAAATCTCTGTTGAATAGAAATTTTTTCGGGATTATAAATTGGATTTAGAAAAGAAGTCAGAGATTTTAATTGTTCAATATCTTCAGAATCCTTTGAAAGATTCCTTATGATAGTTCCAAAAGCTTTACCTGTCTTAGATCTCCACCCTTCGATTTTTTGTAATATGCACATTGGATATTTTTAATATTATATATCCAAATATAATGTATATTTTTCAATTCCACTGCAAAAAATAACTTGGAGTGTTCTCAGAATTTATCTGGTTTATTATCTCAGTTTTCTCGTTCTGTCCAAGAGTTTGGATGTTATTATAGTTAATTCTAACACCGCCAGGGAGGTTATATTCGAATGTCCCAAGTAATCTACCTATATTAATTTTTGCCTCTGCTAGAACGTATCTAACGAACAATTCGTCATCATATAAGCTTTCTTCTGGAATAGCTATATAAGCTCTAACTCCTACATCAACACCAGTAAAAAGATTCGAAGATGTTCCTCCATCTGTCTGATATGTTCTGTTAGGATCTCTACCATTTATGGTTAATTTTTTGGTGTTTTTATTATAATTAAAGGCATAGCTTTCTAAGAGATAAGCCTTTGCAAGATCAAAGAAAGAATAGAGAACCGTTCTATAAACTAAGTTGTCCCCAACAAAAGGAGAAAGCATAAGCTCAGATCCAAGGAGTTTAGAGTCACTAAAATCTTTGTCTGGGGTTCCTATTAATCCAGATCCATTTACCTCTCTGACGTCATAGACAGATACCACACACCCAGGGAGTTGTATTTGTCTCGTTGCTCTAAAAGATGCGGTAGAAAAAAGCTCCCTCCCTAGTACAAATATTCTATCCTCTACTGCGTATTGGTAGTTGTCGTACATATAGGCCCTAGCACGTTTAATAATTCTTTTGATCTCTTGATCGTTTAGGTTATATGGCAAAGAACAAGAATGTGAAATTTCGTCTTTGACCTCTTGGATTAGTTCTACTTCTGTCATTGGGGTGGTTCGTTATTTTCTTTAAAGTTGATTCCTGGAATACCAGAAGGTTTACTGTTATTATCCTTAAATAGAGGATGTTCATGTTTAGGAAAACCGTCGTTTCTGTCTGGAAACGGTCTTTTTCTCATGCTTCCTTTTAATTTCTTATCATCCTCTGTGTCTCCAATAACTTCGGTTTCCGGTGAAATTGTAGCCAATTTTCCGATGAACCCGGATCTAATTATACCACCAAAGACTTCACAGTTAATTTCTTTGTCCTTATTATCTACATATGAATCATGGAGAACATTAGTAAACATGATATCAGAAACCATAATTTTAGATGTGTATATTTCATTAGAAGTGATTAAATCACATTCTTCCATGCTACAATCTCTTAATGTGGAATTAAATATTCTACAATTAAAAAGGTTTCCTGTTATATCAGATTCTAAAATGTCATAATCTTTTAGAAGATAAGCCTTGTTTGTTTTAACGTCCTTTATTTGGAATTTTCCAAGATTACTGTCATAGTTTACTAATCCTTCTTTAATTCCATTCTCTACTATTAAATCATAAAGAACTTCTCTTATGTTTATAAAAAAAGATCTTATGATTTGAGGATCAGATCTGAGGTCTATCATTATAGTAAGATGCGGATAGTTTTTTTGAAAGGTTTCCGGATCAGAAAAACTCGAAGCACTCTTGTAAATCTCCTTTAATCCACTCTTTAGAATTTTTAAATCATTGTCAGTAAAGAAATCATTATATTGTAAAATCTGGAGAGTGAAAGTGATTACGTAATCAATTATCTCCTTTATAGAGGTATACTTTTTTTGATAATCTGTTCCTCCTAAATATCTAACCTCAAAATATCCTTCTGGAAGTTTAAGAAAATTTATTCCTAGATTTTTTTCTAAAGGAACATCAAATAAATTCTTATCAATAAAAGAAAGATTGGATGGATCTACAAACTTATTAGAAGGTAATATCCTTTTGATAGATTTAGCATATAAAGAGCCAGATCTTTCGGGAAATCTTCTATAGATTTGATTCTCGTCAAACCCCAATACAAATTTTAGAATATTGAGTTTAGTAATTGAAGGAATTTCTGGATAAATTGATGTATCAAAACTAACGCCAAACTGAAATGCACATTTTTTATCGGTGTATCCGTTTTGATCTATCCACTTAAGGGTTTTTATTAAAATGGGAATAGCCTCGAAATAAGGAAGAGGACCAGTGACGAGTTCAACCATCTTGGATCCTCCAGAGTAATCTGGCTCTAGCTTAAATGTGCTAGGAGTTGGTTTAAAAAAAGAATGATACTTTTTAAAAACTAGAATCTTTTTACCTAATACTTTTCCTAATTCGTACGCAATTTGGTTCCTGTTCTCATTACTATAAAATTCAAACTCAAAACCCACTGTGGCAGAGTACAGAAAATCTCTTGAACTAATATTCATGTTCTATATATTCACAAAGGAAAAGATAAATTCTTTAATCTTTTTATAATCTTTCCTGGTCCAATATAATTTAGGATCATTCTTTGAGTTTTTTCCTATATAGATCTTACTATTAATTAAGTTTGTTGTTTTATAAACAACCATAAATAAAAAAGAGTTTTACTTAGATATCTAAGTAAAACTCTAATTCAAAAAACCCATTATGATTAGGTACTAAACCTCAATTAATTGCACTTTTAGTGTGGATGGATCCACGCTAGAGACTGAGCAATTTACCGATTGTCCCTCCTCATAATCTTTAATAGTGTTAACTAATTTCTCCCTCTCAATAAGTCCTGTCATTCCGTTTTCTAATTTAACAAAAACACCGAAGGTTTTTAATTTAGTTACCTCCCCTTTATATATTTTCGTTTCATAAGTTTCGCCTAAAACTTCACCGGAGTTATCCTTAAGCTCTTGGAGATTTTTCATTTTTTGGTTTGGCTCGGTATGAGAAAGAGTGATTCTTTGTGGATTTTTAATGTCAACAACATAAAAAGATATTGTATCTCCCTGCTTTAAACCTTCTAATTTTTCTTTATTTTTTTCTTCAAAAGGAATCATTCCTGTAAAAATATCATTCCATTCAACAAAAACACCATTAGCAGAAGTCCCAGTAACAGTTCCCTCATAATTTTCACTAAATGAAAGTTCCCTAACTTTTCCTGTTATAATCTTTCCTAGATATTTTTTGAAGGAAACTACAAAAATATCCCTTTTTTGATCATACATCTCTATCATAACGTTAATCTGTTTTCCAACATAATCTTGGAAATTCATGATTCTGTTTGCAGCTGCAAGACTTCCAGGAAGAAAACATTCAAGACCAGTCAGGTCTACCATAAATCCTCCGTTGCATACGCTCTTAACTTTTACGGAGAATGCGCAATCTTCATTCTTTATTGCTTTAAATAGTTCCTCTCTCAGGACTTTTTCATATCCTGCAGAAAGAGATCCATTAAAAGATCCAGTGACATCCTTATACACAACCACATCAATAAGATCTCCTATCTCAGCTTGGATATTGGGGTATCCCATTTTTCTAAGGCTCTTTTCCTCTTTTTTAAGATTGATAACGATTGACTGTCCAAAGAGAGTTTCCCCAATTAGTGTTCCGTTTTCTTTGTTGTGGATTGTTATTCTAACCTTAGTAGAGGAATTATCCTGTAGATCTTTTCCTTTGAACCAAGAAGCGCCAAATTCTTCAGGAAGAGAGTCTGAATAAAATTTTTCAAGAGTTTCTCTCTCTGCTTGTTCGTAATCGTAACAACTGTATTTTCCTTTTTTCATTTTTGTAGAGTTTTACTTATTTTGTATCCAAAGATTGTGGAAAGATTTCCAATTTTATTATATTTTTTTGATGCTAAAAGCTTTTTGTAGTTCATCAGGAAGCTCTGGTAATGGATAAACAGGATCAGCAGCACCAAAGAAGAATTTAAAGAGGCCAGAGACATCTGCAGCAGATCTTAAAAATTCATCTAAATAGACCACATAGAGTGTATTATTTAAACTCATTCTTCTCCATGCTGGGTGGTCATCTCTGAGACGCAGTGGGTTAATTAAATTAATTACATTTCTTCCCAAAAGAACAGCTATTGGCCACGGAACATTAGAAAGGAGGGAGGAAGCCAATTTGACAACCGGCTGGATTATTTCTTCCGGAAGGGGACTTTTTGGGGATCCCAATAAATATTGCCACAAAAGACTCTGTGGTAACCTTGCTATAGGAGGAACCCCTAATCCAACAGAAACTTGCTCTACCATATCGGTTGGCCTGGCCAAGGGCAAAACGGGAACCTGGGTAAGTTCTAAAAATGGTGGAATAGCACCTTCTGGGTTAAGTGTATCTCTGACTAAATTCCTGGCCATTTTCTGTATATCCTGTGGCTGTAGATTGATGAATTTTGGTGAATCAATGTCATTGATCTCTGGCATTAATTGTTCTAAAATTCCACCATTTAAAACAGTTCCCACTGCTTCTTTAACAAAACCCTTTATCACTGAACCGGGTATAGTTATTTGTGGTATTCCACCTAAACCAGGACTCTGAGAAAGTTGGTCTTGTTTAGGAGGAAATAATGTGGTCAGCTCAAAAGCTGAAATAGCATTACCAAACCCGCCGCTTAGAGATTCTAGACAGCACAAAGGACCTTCTGGATGGGGAAATCTAGAAATTAGTGGTTCTTCTAAATCCAGTGGTCTTTCTAGCTCGAATGGACCCCTTCTCGATAAACCCAGTTTTTTAGAGATTAATTTTTTGAGGTCCTTAACCCTAATAACCATTTGTGGGGTTTCTCCATCATATCTCACATATCTAGCAAAATCTTGTGGAGTATATTGTGCTGAAGACATTCCGTCCATAAGTCTTAGATAAATCTCTTCGATTATAGGATTGGAAACCTTGGGAAGATCTAAAGGGGAAGGAGCAGAATTGGTAATGCTTAGTGGTGGAAATGAAAATGTCCCTCCGTAATCGCAAAACGAGAGTGATGAAAATGACCCACCTTTTATTTTTTCCAACACGGAAAATTTGTTCCCCCTCATAAGGATATGAGTTATAACCAGAGAAGTGGATCTTATCCCGTCTACCAATTCGCCGAACTCCACCCCGTTCATACTACGTGGATCTTTATTCACACGAAGGAAAATTTTACTTTGATTTGATAATTCAGAATTTTCAGAAGAATATTGCGAAGGCGTAGGAATTTTTAGAAGTTTTAGAATCTCTTTAATTTCCTCCTTTATGTTAACATATTCAGGGCACTTTAAAGGAACAAAACTAGCCTTCATGTCTTTGAGATCCAAGAAAGATTTGACAATACCAGGGATATCAGTTTTTAGTTTATCTTTGTCCTTAGGAAAAACTATAGATTTTGGCTCAGGTATACCCGTTTCTATATAATCCTTAATCGTTGTGATTAGAGCATTTTTTCTTTCCTGTATTAAGCCTCTAAGAGCTTCTTTTTGTGCATTTACATCCGGCTCTGGAACATCCAAAAGAGCTGCCTGTTTTTGATAATCTTTAATTTTACCATCTATCTCTGCTTTTAAAGCTATCTCCCTGTCCTGTAAATTCCTTATAGCATTCATATTTCCTGGGGCAGGAACACTATCAAATATCTTGGTAAAATTTGTTTGAAGATCGCTAAGAATTCTTTCTGGTGAATCTATATCATCTAATCCAAAGTTAGGTAACGGGATTAGTTTATCCGGGATTCCAAAAGTTAGTGCCTGTTTAATTTGTTCCAGAGGATCGGGGAGGGGTGGATCTGATCTTCTTGGAATAAATCTTGGTCCTCTAATTCCCGTTAAAAATAAAGAGCTTCCTGTGATAAATTCTTTAAGATACACGAGAGGAGTAGGCATAAATCCTCCTATGAGAGGAATAAAAATAACTATCATTCCTAATCCTAACGGTAAAGGCAATATTATAGGAGGAATAACATTCCAGATCATAGGAAGAGGAATCCTAATATAAGGTTGTCCATCAATAGGATTCGGAATAGGTATAGGAATAAAAGCAGGTGGAAGATAGCCAACTGGCCAATATTTTAAACCAAAACGAACAGAAGGACCTTGAGCAAGAAAAAATGAAGGATCCTCTATTGGTGGTATTCCGTTAGGATAAGGTAATAATCCAACTGTCGTAGCATGTTCACAGAATTTTTTCCACCAGCAAGTTTGATAAATCGTAGGACAATCTGAAGCAGGAGGGAGCGAAGTTAAAAAATCACCAAAATTAAAATCAGATCCAGCATCTCCACAACAAGCAGGTGGGCAATTTTCCTGATCTGATATTTCTCCTTCTCCTCCACAATTACAACTTTGAAATTTAGTTCTAACTGACTCTCCTGAGGTCTCTTCTTCTTTTTCTTCTCTCTTCTGAGCTGCAATAAGAAGTAACTCCTCTATTTGATCTTTTCTCCTTTTAATTTCAAAATATGAATCAAATATAGAGACAGTAACCTCGTCAAAAATAGGTAGAGTTTCGGCTAATCCTTGTGCAGCATTTTTTGATTGTTCCTTTATGTCTCTGATAGCAGGATCTACAAAACTCTGCTTATTTTGGTTATACTTTTCACTCCACTTAGGTTTAAAATTTCCCCAGAAGTCTCTAAATTGTTGGTTGGGTTCTCCGTCTCCAATATAGCTAGATGGTCTTAATTTACTAGGATCTCTGGCATCGTTGTCACCTCTTTCTGTTGGATTAAAAAATAACCAAGTTGAAGCTGATTTCTCTATGAGTTGCCCGTACAAGACGCCATGGGAAGAAACCATTTCATTTATTATATCCTGCTTAGAATCTGATGTGTTGATAACTCTTTCAATAAAAGAATAAAAATCTGTAACATCGTCTTGACCTGTTCTAATATTTACAAAATCATAAAAATTAGGTACTGGTGTAAGATAATCTGATGGGTAACCTATTAAAAGACCGCCATTAGCCCCATATTCATTTCCTATTCTGATTTTTTCAATATCGGGCTCAAGAACTTGCTCTATAGGATTAGTGGATTCCCCAGTAATAGAAAGCTTTGCTGGTTTTTCAACTAGCTTATAAGGTAAGGGAAATCCAAAATCTGCAGGATAAGCAAATGTAAATTTTAAAAGCCCTGTTGTGAAATCCACTGAAATGTCGGTGAACCTAGCAGAAAAATCTTTGACTTTTTTTATAAATTCAAATCCCCTTCCATCTTGTCCGATCTGGAGTCCGATAGGGAGAGGAGCAACTTCAAATACCCTCTGTACCGCAAGTAGGTAAAGGCTAAACGTCGGATTGAATCCAGCAAAAAGAGGATTTAGATTTTCTGGATCTATCTCTTCTGGTTGAATTCCCTTTTTTTGAGCCAGGGACTCAATATAAGATTGTCTAACAGAAAAAAGATCTTCGAGGTCTTCTTCTAATAAATTTATAAAGTTATTTTTTATTAGAATATACCTAATCTCCTCTATTTTTTCAGTAAATAAACTTATAGCCTCATTTATGGGATATGTGTTATTTTCTTGGTTGATATTAATAAAACTATTGTTTCCGTTCGTGGATTGTGTGAAAAAATCTAGAAGTTGTGTTCCAGAAAATTCAGTGTCTGTTAAAGATATGCTAAAAAGATCGCTATTAAAAATAGGATTATTCTGGACGAAAATGTTCTGTGAATTTTTTAGATCTAGTTTTTGTTTTTGTATTTCTTGCCCTTTATTTAATATCAGGTCGTTATAGAGTAATATTTGAAAAACTAGATCAACAGGTTTTTCCTGTCCTTCTTGGGGAACACCTATCCTTTGTCTCCAAAAATCAACTAGATCCTTTTGAAAATCATGAATAATATCTATATGATAAAGTATTTCCTGCAGGTCCATTTCTATTTTTTGCCATCTCCCTAATTCCTGAGTGGATTTTTGGATCTCGTTGACTTTATCTAAAGCAGAATCTAAACAAGCCTGTATAGTACTAGGATCAATTTGAGCAGGCTCTGGGTCAGGTTCGTTTGGATTAAGACCGGAAAAATCAAAAGGTGGAGGATCACAAAAATCATCAAATGTTTCTAAAACATCAGCAGAAGTTTGAATGACATCACCAGTAACAGGATCTTCTGCATACCCAATAAAACAGTCAGGATCTATTGCAGGATCATCTCCGTCAGGAAAAAAGTTAGCATCATAATCTTCTATTCTAGAAGTTAAGTTCCTATCTACTAGATCTGAATTTTCTTTTTCAGTATCACACCCTTTAGAATTTTGATTAGCTTTCTGTATTATCTCATTGATCTTATTGATAGCCTCCTGATTTGTTTTCTTTTGACTATCCAATTTAAAATAAACAGGTGTTGTGCCTGCCATTATAACCTCAAGAGGAAGAGGAAATCCCAGAATATTTAAGCTCCTTTTTTTCTTAACTGAAGAGTTGCTGGGTTTTCCAAGAACTAAAGGATCTAAGTTATCAAAAATTTCTTCATTAATTTCTAACAAGAAAGATGGATCATTAGCTTCTAAAAATTCTATTACCTCCTTAGAAGCTGGGCAATTTTTTCTTTCGATGATATTAGTTTTTATTCCAATATCTTCGGGGTTTATGTTTCTTGGTTTATCAACCCCTTCTCTAATGGCTTTTTCGTAAATAGATGGTTTTTTAACTTTTGTTATCTCCAATAGGATCAAAGCATATAAAGAATCTCCCTCACACAAACAAGCTAATTCATCAACCCTAGAAGCAGATATAGAAAGAGGTTTTGGTTGTAAACTAGAAAAAAGATTGTCTACCTCTTTTTTTAGGTCGGATTGTATTTTTTCTGCCCCCTCTTTACTTTGAGGATCCACATAAGGCTTGTTGAGATCTATATCCGGTGCTATCGTCTTAATTACAAAATCTGACGTCAGCTCTGTCGGATCTACACTAAGGAGTTTGTCTATTCTGCTTTCAAAATTATCTGCCATATTTAACCTCCAGTTGCTCCAGTAGGTCCTAAAGAGACCGGAAAGTTATTTTCTGCAGGAACACTAGGCACTTCGGGGAAGTTCTCTCTTGTTACCCTAACAGTTTGACTCGTGGCTAATTGCTCAAAACTAGAAGCCAGAGTCGACATAACCCCTGGAGTGGAAGGAAGTTTTGTATCTACAGCTATTGCTAATTTTTTTAAAAAGTCCCAGAGAGGTTCAGCACAAACAGCAGAAAAGAGGGGTGAATGTCCCAGATTAGTGGTTTTTCCATCCATCCAAACTTCCTCAGATGAATTCTTGATCCTAGTTATAGCAGTGTTTTCTATTTCTTGGTCTGCATATTTAGTTATTTTTCCTCCCTTTAATTCTATAGAGGAAGTTTCGTCTGCGTGGGTGATTAGAATAGAATTATCGTTTCTTATAATGATCTTAGATTCTTTTAGATCGATCACAAGACCCTTTTCAACAGTATAGTATATTTTTAACTGTTCTATACCATCATAAATCAGAGAATGAGCTCCATCATAACTTCTTGATATCTCGTCTATTAAATCCGGTGAAAGCTCTTGAACTGCTTTATACTCCGGACTATAATAATTACCATTATTAAATTGAACATGAACTACAGATCCGAGTTTGGGAACTGACATTCTACCAGATCCTCCGCCCAGACCAAAAGACATATCAAATCTTTGGTATGCCCATGGTAAATCAGCATCTGGAATATCATCAAATAACCCAAAAACTTTAACCTTGGCTCTTCCCCTAAATTCGGGGTCTTTATTATCTACAACCACACCCAAATAGTGTGTGATTTCAGCATTAGATTCTTTTAATCTTTTCGAATTTACTACAGTCATATCCAATATTTTTATAGATTATCATTCTGAGAAGTTTCTTGTGAATTGGTGTTTGGATAGACTCTTCCGATTCTTAGAACGTCGTTACTCGTTGTTGTTTGGTATTCGTCTGAATTTATCGAGGGATAAACTCTGGAGGGAAGACCCAAATCTGGTCCATCCGATGTTTGATAGATATCTTCTACGGGTTCATCATAAACCCTACCAACCAGACCAAGATCTTCTCCGGGAACTCCGGGGTATTCATCGCCGCCTGGATTTTTGTATTCTCTGTCTGGTAAACCTAGATCGGATCCTTCAGATGTTGGGTAGACGTCTTCATTGGGTTCATTATAAACTCTTCCAAGAACCCCTAGATCTAAACCTGGTACCCCTGGATATTCGTCTCCCTGTGCACCAGTATACTGTCTAGCAGGAAGTCCAAGATCTGGTCCAGAAGAAGTTGGATATAAATCTACTGAAGGATCTGAATAAATTCTATTAGGAGCTCCGAGTTCTGCTCCAGGAACATCTGGATATTGATCATCATTATTACCAGGATAAGTTCTATTAGGTAGGCCTAAATCTGCCCCGGGAACATCTGGATATTGGTCGTCATTTAGACTAGGATAAACCCTTCCTGGAACCCCCAACTCTGCTCCAGGAACATCTGGATATTGATCATCATTATTAACAGGGTAAGTTCTATTAGGTAGGCCTAAATCTGCCCCCGGAACATCAGCATATTGGTCCCCTCCGGGTGGAGGATAAACCCTTCCTGGAACCCCCAACTCTGCTCCAGGAACATTGTTGTATTGATCGTCATTATTAGAAGGGTAAATTCTATTAGGTAGACCTAAATCTGTACCAGGAACATCCTGATATTGATCTCCCCCAGGGGGAGGATAAACTCTTCCAGGAACTCCAAGATCCGATCCGGGAGTGTTTCCGTATTGGTCATCATTGTTAACAGGATATGTTCTATCAGGTAAACCAAGATCCGAACCAGGAACGTTTCCATAAACGTCTGTAGCAGTTGGTGTTCCGGGTTGACCTGAACCTGGTAATACGTTACCTAAGTTTTCTGGAGTGGGTTCTGGTACACCTAAATAAACATCGTCATTTATCGCAGGATATGCTCTTTCTCCTGGTCCTCCTAATCCCTGAGTCTGTGGCCTGGTATCACTAAAAGGTGTAGGGGCTCCTCCGTTAATTAATCCAGATAGACCTTGAACACTCTGTGCTCCTTGCTGGAGATTTGAAAGTTGGAATCCATAGATGTTTCCTAGTAACTCTCCCTCTACTATAGACACACCCTGATTTTTTAAATCTGCAACGGTGTTAGTAATAAAATCAGAAGCTAATTGTGCAAAAAATCCTGCAGAATCAGCTCCCTCAGTAGGAAATTTCAGACCTTGTGTGGAAACATAATCTAAAGAATTGTACGGAGAGTTTGGTCCTCCCCAAATATCAGCTAAAACCATTTGTTGAATATTGTTATCCTTCTTAACAGTATCTGCCAATTGGTTAAATTGTATTTTATAATCTTTTACTCTTCCTACATGAATTTTAAATTTAGTTGAAACTTGTTGTCCCCCCTTGTTATCAATAGTTCCAAAAGAAGGGTACGTCTCGTCAAAATCAAATTCGCATTGGTCAAGTTTATAAATCCAGGCATAAGGCATCATATCATAAGATCCCACCTTATCTGCTCCTATATTTTGAGAATTTGTTGATTTTTGTAAAAGACCCGCTGCTTCGTCTAGTAATCCAGTTTGACTATTAAAACTATCTAAAAAGTTAGCAGCTTGTGCAACAGATCCTATAGAAAAAGGATTTAAAATATCATTAATTCCATAAGTTAATTGTATATTTCGTATTTCGGTAATAACCAAATACATTCTAAATTTTCGGAGGTTTTCGGGAAGCATTATCCTATGATGTGTATAATCATAAATAGCTTTTCTATAAAGTTCTGCAATAGCAGAAAGTCTCATGTCAATAGATTCTAAACAATCTATAGTTAATGTACCTGCTCTTCTTGGTGCGCTTCCTTTTTTGTGATAGTTTTGTATATCAACCTTTAAAAGTGTTTCCAATCCAGAAAGGCTTTGAAAATAATATGGGCAATTTCTATTGATGTGATCCAATCCATTTTTAAAAGCCTCTATCATCTGGGATCTTTTATCTGATCTTCTTTTTAAAAACTCTTGTGCCCCGACATAAGCTAAAGGTTGGTGCACAGGAAAAGCACCAGTATTAATCATTCCATTTAATTTGAACTTACTTCCGTAGAAAAAATCAGTGTCGGTACCAAATCCTCCCGCTGAGGCAGGATCAGTAAGTTGTTGTACTGTTGTTGGGTTTGGAATTCCTCCTGTAGGACCGGCCTGATTCGAAGCGACTTGCTCTTGAACTCTTTTAGAAAATGCTGCTTCGTAATCTGATTCTGTGAGTGATCCATCAGAAGATCTCCTAAAAAGTGGAGAAATAGGTAAAAAAGTACCCTCTTCGTCAAGAGAAGAAGTGTCACCAAAATCAAAAATAAATTTAAAATAAAGGTATGTGGGATCTTCTTTTTTCCCGTGCTTTGTGGTCGATATTCCCTTTAGAAACTTATCCCTCTGAAAATCTATTTTTCTCTGTAGTGCATCTCCAGTAGGGATTAATCTATTCCTAAGTCCGCCTCCAAAATCTGATATAAAATCTGCCATTCTTTTTTATTAATTTCCAAATATATCGTTCTTTATTTGCCCTAGTGAATCTGTAACTTCTGATGAAGCATTAGCAACAAGATCATTGAAGTTAGGATCATCAACTCTAGGGTTAAGTGTTTCAGGATCGGAAGAAAGCCCAGGGTTAAGTGCCCATTGTTTCTTGCCTAACAATAAAGATTGATACATTCCGTCTTTATTATTATACTCTATAGAGAACCCCAAGACAACATAATTTCCAGAAAGAAATATATTTGGTGTTTTTTGATCGGGTGAATTAGCCAAAGATGTTTCCTCACCTTTAGCTGCGGTGTATTTAGAATCTCCTGAAATAGTGTTACTAGAAAAATGAAAAATTGTAACAGGGAAATTTTGACCCCTGTATAAAAAAGGAGTCCATTTTCTATTTCTAACCTTTAAAAGAATTTTATAGCTGTCACTTCTATTTAATATATTTTGAACCTGTGCCTGTTGAAAGTTAGCGTGAACATTATCGAAATATACTGTTCCTACATATGTTTTTTTGATCTCCTCTTTATAAATATCCTCTCCTAGCCTTCCCTTATTTAATACGTCCCTAGATCCAAGATTTTTATTGGTAACTGCTTCAAGATTATAAGCTACAAATTTATTTTTAGGTTTATCTGATTTAAGAGTATCGTCGTAAAATTGTAATGTTTGAAAATATCCAAATTCGTTATTAATCTTTCCCGCATTATTTTCTAATGAAATAGCGGTAATAAATAAGGGTGATTTAGAGACATTGGTTGCATTAGTTAAGACTAAAGGAAATTCAACTTCTAGAGTGTCTGCACCAGGAGCAACATCAGGAAACTCGTCTGGTCCATAAGCAACTCTCATAGTTTCTATCACATCATTCTGCTCATCAAACTGTTTTTTAAGGTTAACAAAATTAATGTTGTAATATTGGTCTATCCAACAATCAAAATAATCTTCCTCACCCAACCAAGAGGAATTAACAATTTGTTTTATTAGTGTTTCGTAATCAATATTAGGAGAAATCCATTTCATTCGGTCTACTGTTTTAACCTCGTTAGCAGCGAATCCTAATCCCAGTTCTTCTGCTATTTTAAGTAGTGTTTCTGAACTAGTTCCTTCATAAACCTTAGAAATGTGCTTATACAATTTAGGGATTCTAACCTCACCAAATATCGTATATGTTTGATATTCACCGGAGGAAGAATCTAAATCATACGGCTGCTGTGTCATAACACCTTTAGAAAAGGGGGATATAACTCCAGTTATTATAAAATCCATCCTTATGGGTTTAAACATCTCCCCGAAAGCCCTGATATAAATAGAAGCAATATCGCCATCTTTAGGAAAAGATGTGTAAATGAACCTTTCGTCGATGGTATTAAACCTAAATATTAAGGTGGGTTTAAACTCAGTTAAATTTAATTGAAAATATGTTAATCCAGAAACAACAGTATTATTAACCTTAATCACTGGTTCCAACATCCCGTAATATTTCTTTTGGATGTTGTTTGATTGTTCGTCAGTGACTTTAGAATCGCCCTTTTGTACAGAAGTATCGATCGCAGAAAGTTCGTCCAACTGAATGTCAGGATTTCTATATTGAAGTATTGCTTTTCTAAGATTAAATTCTGCCATGACTTATCTTCTAAAAATGTTCTTTTGTGCTAATTTTGTTTTTATGTCAGTAACCGAAACGTTCCTTCTTGGTTTATTTCTACATTGACCTATATTAGGTCCAAAAATTAATTTTCCATCCTCTACTAGAATTTGTTGTTCTCCTTCCTGTAAAAGGTTAGGTGGAAGAGGTGCTTCGGATATATTAGAAATGTTTCTAGCATTTAAGTATTCTAGTCTATCTGCACTCACCTGTGATATTTTTTCCTGTAGTTCTTTTCTAAAAGTTTTGGCCTTTTGTTTTTGATCTGTTAGTTTTTGTCCTGATTTAAAAAGATCCTTTGTCATTTTATCACTGGGAATAAGTAAAAGTTCATTTATTTTTAAACTTAACGGATTTGAAATATTATTAAGTTTTAAAATTGTACCCATCTTTCCTTGATCCCCTGAATAAAGCATACCTAAAAGATCCGGTCTCCCTTCAGTCTCCTCAGTCACAATAGCAATATTTTTTAACTGATATTGTATTCTTCTTGTGTCCCAAGAGGCCACAGTTAAATCTAAATATTGCTGTCTCGTTTTTGGATTTACGAAATAGGGTTTGCTTTCTATGACATCTATTGCTAACATAATTAACTGGTTCCCTGTGGTGGTGTATTACCTTCCGTTGTTGAAATGTTTTGTCCTATTGTGGGTAATACACCTTGATTATTTTGGATTGCATTAACCTGTATTCCAGAAGTGTTGATCCAAGCATTAGTGGATTCTCCAGCTTCCACCAATTGTCCAAGATATAATCTTCCGTTGCCTCTATTAAAAATAGATTCCCAGTCTCCTCTGTGTCTTTGTCTTCCGGGTTGGAGAGTGAACTGAGCCTGCATTGTTGTTGGAAAATCGTCGGGACCTAAATCTTCTCCTAAAGTTATCTTAATCCCGGTACAAACTAAATTCCCCATCATTGCTATAGGGTTCAAAGGGTTTCCCACCACAACATGCCAAGATCCTGTAGGATATCCAGATAGCATAATCGGCTGAAAATAAATCTGTTTTAGGAAGACATCTGTCATCAAAACAGTCAGGGATTTGTACAATTTACTATCTCTATTTATACCTTTATCTGGATCATTAACAAAGTTTTTTAGCTCCTGTACGGCTCCTTCTATATCGGCTTTTAGATTTTTTTCTGCATCTAATATTTTTTGAACATTTGCTCCAGAAAGCATACCAGTTACCTGGTTTTGAATGAATTGAACTGGATCTGTGATTGATTGTGCATATCCAGCGGCTCCTCCAGGAAATCCTATACCGACATTGCTCTGTTCCAATCTAAGTTCAGGTGTCAGAAAAGTTCCGTAATCTGAACCTAATGAAAGTAAGTTGGTCATCAAATCCAAAAAGAGAAGTTTAGAATTCATATCACCAACAGAGGTTAGGTTATAATCAAAGTTGAGAGTAAATGTTTCTGTACCTCCATTAAATCCTTGCTTTCTAGTTAAAACCTGGTCTACTGTATTAACGTTTACAAAAATCTTTTTTGAAAGTGGTCCATCCCCTGTCGTAGCGGCATCGAGGTACATTCTTTTTAAAGCATTCAGGTTTTTCTGTGGATTAACTATAGCACCTGCTAAATTATCTATCGTATCAGGATTAATCTGTGTGGTCCCTGTTGCTAAATAACTTTTTATCAAATCACCAAAAGGAGAATTCATGAGTCCAGGATCCCCAGTTTTTTCATTTTTCATTGGGGTTTGCCCTTCATAACTAAAATTTAACCCTGTATTTATACCAAGGATAGTATTCAAACTATTACCTGTTCCATCACCAAAATAGGTTACCGCTTGAGCAACAGGTAGAACTGAATTATATTCACCAGTAGGATCTAATAATTTTCCAATGTCCCCCTGATTAACAGGTTTTGTTGCAATCTGTCCATTTTCAATGACATAATCATACTTTGCTCCACTGGGAGATATAGTCCTTAAGGAATCCAACGTGGGGGAAGGAAATCTCCTTAATGTTATCATTCTGTTATTAGGAATGACCCCATAGTGCTTGCAAAAAATAAAATCTTTAACGTTGTACAATTGCCCCCGATAAGGACTAGAAGGATCCGCATAGGCTGGTATCCCTGTTGATCCCAAAGCAGTAACGCTAGAAATAATTTGTTGAGCAGTGGGATTTCTAGATTCTTTTGAGGTTATTTTTGAAACATATTCTGGTTTGTCAGAAAGAGCGTATTTAACCGATCCTCCTGAACTTTTACCTAAAACATAATAGGCAAAGAGGCCCTCATAAGGTCCTCTGGATGTTGCACCATCATAAAATAAACTTTTAGGGAGTGCTTTTAATTCGCTCTCCTCGAAAGTGGCATAGGTCTTATCGGCTTCATTTGCAAAAATACCGCCAGCAAACCTCTGGATGTCAGAGTCTAGAATAATTCCTGATACAGCACCTTGGCTATTTTGTAAATCATTTGGCATACTCTCTTATATATATTTTAGTTTTTATTCTCAACTAAAACTATATCATAAAAGTCATGTCCAAAAACTTCTAAAAATTTCTCTTTGATAAATGATAAAAAATGTGGGCTTGGTGATTCATAAACAATAACAACAAATGTTTCGTTCCCTTCTTTTAATTTGATAGAAGACACCTTTTTTGTGATCCAGTCCTCAAAAATGAATTGCCTTACACCATTCATCTCACCTGGCGTGAGTCCGTGGGTTTTAAACCAAGAATTCACATCTATGTTAATAGGATCTTTAGGACAAAGATCTTCTTCTTTAATTCTTTCTATTTTTTCAACTAAAAAAACCTTCAAGTCTCCTGTTCCTTAGATTTTTTACTCGTGTTTCTCTGTTCAGTTAAATTTCTTAATCTAATTAAGTTTCCAACTGCTTTAGCTCTATGGGAGATCTCCTCTTTTTCTTTTTTGGTTTTTCCCTTAGTTAAGCCCATTTCTTTTACAAGCTTTCTTCTTTCTTTTCTATTAGGCAATCTCATTTTGTTCTGTTTTTTTGATAAATAAATCTTTGAAACATTTAATGAAAAGAGCAGAAACTAAAGCATCGTCTATTTCTAATGCTTCAGAAACACTTATCAGTTCAAATTTTGAATCTTCTTCGTCTTGTGACCCGTCTGTTTCTTTTTCGTTTGCAACAAGCGAAGTGATATTAACTGCAAAACATGGATTAGGATTAACAACTAATTTAGAAGTATAAATAGTTCCCAAGAACTTCCATCTTTTAAGATCAGTTACTTCGAACCCAGATTCTTCTTTTAATTCTCTAACCGCAGTCTGAAAAATGTTATCGTCGTCATCATCAGGGGTTCCAGTAATTAATGTTTTTGTCATGCCTCCTGCTCTAGAATCTGAAATCTCGTTCAATATTCCTATCTCAATAGGAATTTTTTCATCATCTTGGGTATACGGAAGAATAATAACTCCTGGATTAATTTGCTTAACGAATAGTCTGTTGTCGATTTCAACAACCTCAATATTCTTCTTCTTGTGTAGAGATGTTTCCTCTCGTTTTTCTAATGGTTCCATCACCCTTATATATCTCTTTAATTTGATTACGCAAGCTCTGCTTAACCAACTCAATATCAAGATCTTTAACAACAAACTCTATAATTTCCTCTTCTGCGTCATCAAAAGAACCGCTAAGGACACTATACAAGCTTTTAGTTGGAAGATTAAGCTTTAATTTTATCCCAACTTCTATCCAGTTTGGTTTTTGCTTTTCCAGTAGGGAAACAATGGGATTAGATTCCGTATATTGAATGGATCTCGTTTCTTCCGATAACATGACGTTTCTACCGGGACTTGTAGGAGTATTATAAACAGGAGATGCGGGCAAAGCCTTATTTTGTTGCAACTGGGAAGGTTCCAGCCTAAGCATAAATTCATCTAAAAGAATGTAATTTATCCTAGATCCGTCTTTAAAATTAATCCAGATCGTTCCTGTTGTGGGTTCTTTAAAAACCTTATCATATTCACAAACAGTGCCTGAGTTTTCTCCTTTAGTCCACTTGTATACGAAATATTTTAATTCCGAATCGAGTTGTTCTAAATCTATTTCGGTTTGAAAATTATCCATTTTTTTATTTCTTCTTATTTTTCTGAGAAGGTTCCACATCTTCTTCTATTTTTATTTCTGTGTAGCCTTCCTGTCTAAGTTTAGAAATCCACGACTCTATATCTTCTCGTATTATCCACGTGTCATTGTATTTTTTACTCTTAAGGCTATTTACAATCACTATATTATCCAAAACTGGATCACTGTGAAACTTTAATTCCACCGCAGAAGTTCCTTTAGGATTAGAGCATATTATTTTTTGTCCTTTTGTGATCATAATTTATATTTATAGATAAAAAGTAGAAATTATTTCAATCCCAATATAAAATTAAAATCTCGGTCGAATTCTTCTACGGCGATAAGATTAAGAATTTGTTTTTTATTTTCTTTGAAGAAATCCCAATTAAGAGCATCGTTCGGAAAAACATCAAGTGTTTCCGAGGGAGATTTCCTAATTATACCTACTCCCCAATCTGTATCTATGGTGGTTAGACAAAGATCTGCCTTATAAAGCCTTAATTTTATCAGGGCTAAATAAACCGTCCCGTTCCAGTCACCATTAGCTGGCGGGCCATATACAGGAGTCTCTCCTGCATGAAATTTTGTAGGAGGATTACAATCGTGTAGTAAAATAACCCCATCCTCACTTAAAAATTTTAAAGAGTTTTCTATGTCCCGATAGACCTGTTCATCTAGGTGTAACCCATCTATAAAAACACAATCAAATTTAGTGTCTTCGTTTAGAGAAGCAAAAAAATCATCAGAAGACATTTCATGAGTTGTAGATTCGCTAATCTTTACTGGGTCCACTCCTAATTTATTTTCACAGGCAATCTTCTGAAAACATTCTCCGCCCCTGACCCCTATCTCTAAATAATTTTTATAACCCTTAGAGACTATAATTTTGTTAATAATATCGTATCTTTTCATTTTAAATAATTTTTCCATTTTTCTTGAAAGATTGGCTGTGATCCAGTAGTTAATTTATCCATTTCCTCTTTTGTTTCCACCACCCTTTCTGTTGTTTTTCCTATGTTTTTTTCGTGATGTAACACGATAGACTCGCTCACAAGAATATGTTCGAGATCTAATGATTGTAAGGTCATAGCATAGTCATTATCACAGAACCAATGGAAAAATCTTTCATCAAGGTCTCCTATCTTATCATAGATCTCTCTCTTTTGTACTATGCACCAACCGGAAATTTCTCTTCTTATCCCGTGTCCTTTATGAAAGCCCGTATTCGGATTAATCCCGTATTGTGTCTGTGTTAATGGACAAAGGGGGGAAAAGGAAAGACAATCTGGGTTTTCCTCACTGGCCTTTAGTATTTTTGTGAACCACCGTGGGGAAAATAAAAGATCATTATTACATAAAGCTACCCATTCAGAGACTCCTTTTTTTCTCCCATAGTTTAAGAATTTGTGATAACCATATGGAAGGGGTGCAAAATGTGTTTTAACGTTTGGAAAAATTTCGGCCCACGAAACACCTTCTTGTGATTCTATCACGATCACATTAAAAAGGGTTTCCGAATCCTTTTCAGAAAGGAGTAAAGACCTTAAACATTCCTCTGTTGTCTTTCGACAGAATTCATCTTTGGAATAGCTTATAATAACAATATCAGCTTTTGGCGACTGTGACATATTCTCTTTATGATTTCGATTTTTCCCCCAAATATCCACCATGGTGTCTTTTTGCATATTCTTCTTTAGTAAAATTACTTTTATTCATTAGACCAACAACTATCAAATCACATATAACAGACATACAAGTTGTTGAGGTTGTTGGTGTTAATCCCAAAGGGCATATTTCTTCAACTGGACCAAATTGTAGAACCAAAGAAGTTTTAGACTCTACCTCATCGTTAGATTCTCCAAATATACAAAGTATTCTTAAATCAGGATGAAGATTTTTAGATAAATTAATCAATTCTAGCACCTCTCTAGTTTTTCCCGAATTTGAAAATACTATAAGAATATCATCTGGACAGATAATACCTAGATCCCCATGCTGTGATTCTGATGGATGTAAAAAGTAAGAAGGTGTACCGGTAGAGCTTAACGTAGTGGAAAATGTGTGTGCTATCTGACCGGCTTTTCCCATACCAGAACAAATTATTCTGCTATTTTTAGAAATGACCGAATGCAAAAGCTCTACGAAAAATTCAATCTTATCTAATGGAATTTTAGAAATATAGTGTATCTCTTTAAGAAGTAACTCAATGTACATTTTCACTTATTTTAGATCTAACCATCTCATCCAATATCTCATGAAGTCCCATATTAGCTTTCCATCCTAATATAGACTCAGCTTTTTCTGGATCCCCCATTAATAGATCAACCTCTGAGGGTCTAAAATATTTTTCATCAATCGTAACAATAACTTCCCCTGTTTCTTTATTTTTTCCCACCTCGTTTAATCCTTCACCATCCCATACTATATGTACACCTAAAATAGAAGCAGTCATTTCAACAATAGATCTAATAGTATAGGTAATTCCAGTAGAAAGAACAAAGTCATCAGGGGTTTCCTGTTGAAGTATCCTCCACATTCCTTCAACGTATTCTTTGGCGTGTCCAATATCTCTCTGAGAGTTGAGGTTACCTAAAGAAAACGATTTTATCTTCTTGTTGTAAATAATATCAACTAGTGAATCTACTATCTTCTTCTCAACAAAATTCTCACCCCTTCTTGGAGATGTATGATTGAAAAGAATACCGTTACAAGCAAACAGATTATATGCTTCTCTATAGTTTTTAATTATCCAAAATCCATAAAGCTTAGCAACCCCATATGGAGATCTTGGATAAAAAGGAGTTTTCTCATTCTGTGGAATTTCTTGTACTTTACCATAAAGCTCTGAGGTAGATGCTTGATAGAGTTTGGTTTTCGGAGAATGTGTTCTAATTGCTTCTAGGACATTTAATGTGCCAATAGCATCCACTTGACCAGTATAATAAGGTATTTCAAAAGAGATCTTGACGTGACTCTGTGCAGCTAAATTGTAAAATTCGTCGGGCTGAAGATCAGAAACCAGGTTACTAATAGAAACAGGGTCTGTGATATCAGCATAATGCCATTTAAACCTAGGATGTTCCCTTAGGTGATCAATTCTTTTGGTATTAAAGGAGGAGGTTCTTCTTATAGTTCCGTGTACCTCGTACCCCTTTTCTAAGAGAAGCTCGGCTAAATAGCTGCCGTCTTGTCCATTAATTCCTGTAATTATTGCTATTTTCATATCTCTCTTTATAGAACTCATAAGTGGTTTTAATTCCTTCTCGGAGAGAAATTTTTGGGGACCAGCCCATATTTTCAATCTTTGAAACGTCTAATACCTTTCTCATTGTACCGTCTGGATAAGAGGAATTAAAAACGATCTCTCCTTTATAATTAACTACAGATTTGATCATCTTTGCCAATTCTAAAATCGTCAGATCCTCACCTGTTCCGACATTAATGATCTCTGGCCCAGTGTAATTTTCAGAAAGAAAAATTAATGCTTCTGCTAAATCTTCAACATGCAAGAATTCTCTTCTTGGTCTTCCTGTTCCCCAGATCTCAACTGAAGAAGATCCTAAAATTTTGGCCTCGTGAAATTTTCTGATTAGTGCAGGAAGCACGTGACTACTATTTAGATCAAAATTGTCTCCTGGACCATAAAGATTAGAAGGCATAACTGAAATAAAATCGCTTCCGTACTGTTGATTATAGGATTGACACATTTTGATTCCTGCTATTTTAGCAACAGCATAAGCATCATTGGTCAGTTCTAATGGACCAGTTAAAAGGTATTCCTCTTTAATTGGTTGTGGACACTCCTTTGGGTAAATACAAGACGATCCTAAAAAAACTAGCTTCTTAACACCAGAAAGATGACAAGCTTCTATCACATTGGTTTGGATCTTAAGATTCTCTGTGATAAAATCTGCCTTATAGTCGTTGTTGGCTTTAATTCCGCCAACCTTAGCTGCACAAAGAAATACCAAATCTGGCTTAATGGAAAAAATATATTCTGTGGTTTTTCTCCAATCACAAAGATTAACCTCAAAGCTTCTTGGTGAAAAAATATTAGATCCTGGATATTTCTCTCCATATTTTTTCAAGAGATTAGAACCTACCAGTCCGGTTGATCCAAGTATTAGGACTTTACTCTTCATTTCTTCTTCAATATAAATAAATTACTACTCTCCATATCACTAAAATCATACAAAATATCATATTTTAAAGATCCTATAATATCATAATTTTTAAATTCTCCAGATTGTAGCATTTCATCTACTACCACTTTAACTTCTGGACTATGCAAAGAATCTAGATAATCATCAAAAATTAAATATCCTCCTTTTCTAACTAGAGGCGAATAGTTTAAGTAATCTGTAATAACTCCTCCTTTAGAATGATCTCCATCTATAAAAAGGATATCTATCATTCCAACTTTTTCTTTGACAAAATTTACAATTTCACTAGATTGGGAGTTTCCTTTTATATATTTAAAAGAATTATTTTCTCTCTTAAACTTATTTACGTTCCTCTCTACAACCCCTTGATCGATAGGATAAGAAAGGTCTATAGAAAAACAATTTGTTTGATACGGATGTGAGCACATCAAACTTGCTGATCCACCAGCATATGCACCTATCTCAAGATATTTTACAGCAGATGCTTTTCCGATAGAGGTTCTTATGTCATAAAGTATATGAGTGTGAAAATGGAAAGTTTTTTCTTCCATTTTTTCTGAAATTTCCTTGTTTACTTCCAGGGATTTTTTTGTTATTTTAAACATAGTTTAATAATTTTTTTCGTATCCTTCCTCGTCGTGTCTACAGGTCATAATATTAATATGAAAAGATTTTAATCTATTTTCTGTAATAAATTTTCCGACCCTTTCCCAAAAATCTGCGTCTCCTGCATGTCCAATTACGCCGTCTCTTTCGTACACGTTTTCGTGTCTTAAATTAATCTTTGAAAAATCCATTGCGGTAGAGGAATGTATCAATTTACAGGGCTCAGGTATAGAAGAATTATATTTATTCCCGCCAAGTTTAGGTAAATAATTATGTGGATAACAATAAGTTGCTGAGGTATAAACAAAAGATGCCCCAGTTTCTTCCACACATTTATTTATTTCCTCCAAATGGTTTTCGTACCACCAATCATCGTGGTCTAGGTGACACACAAAGGAGTACCCTTCGGATATACTTTTTTCTATACCGTAGTTATTTGCGTAACATCCTCCATAATTCCATATTATTTTTTGATCTGTGTACTTGTCTCTCTCTGCAGCAAAGGGGAGATTTTCAGAATACATTTTTTCTTTTCCATAAGGTTTGACTATATTTTCAAATTCGGACGAATCTTCGTATTTGTCCCCTATTACAAAAACTTTAAAATCCTTGTGGGTTTGATTAAAAATTGAATCTAAAGCCCTTTTTAACAATTCTGGGGTTTTTCCGTCTTTTCTTTTGTATGTTGGTATGACTATTCCAAATTTCATAATCTGATTTTATTTATATGTTGGTTTGTATTCATAGGGATTAGGAAATCCTCTAGAAATAAAATCTTGGCTATCTAGATCGGTATATCTGAAATGACACGACCATCTTATAGAATCATCTTTTATTTCACCAGACTCATGAATTAATAGAGTTGAAAAAATAGCGACATCGCCAATATTCATTTCCGGTTGAATAGAGTTCATATACCCTTCCGGAATATTTACTTTAGCAAACCCTCCAGTTTTTTCGTACTCAAGGGGGCCAAGAAGATGTGTTTTAGGATAAAAAATAACCGATCCATTTTGAGCATTTACATTGATCAAAGGAACCCAAATTACAACTGAATTGTCAGAAGATTGCATAGAAGGCCAATCCTGGTGTGGGGGTGTTTTGTAGTAGACTGTGTCTTTAGCCAATCTTTTATTATTAAAAAAAAGAACGGGTCTTGTACAAAGATTTGGTGTTTTTAATCCCAATTTAGACAGTATATTTTTTATTTTTTGGTCTGTTGCCATTTCATAAAGACTCCACAATCCTTGTTGTATAGTTTTTCCGCAATTTACAAAAGTTTCAAAGTCTTCTTCAAATAATTTTTGGATATTTTGTCTAAAATCACCAGAATAATTAGAATTTATAAATTGTCTTTCGAAGACACTCTCTGCATCTTTTCTTAGAATTTCTATTTTTTCTACTGGAAAAAAATTTCTAATTAAAATAATCCCCTGAGTTTCAAACTGGGTTTTCAGATACTGCGTATCCGATTCCGCTTTTACCAAATCCATTTCCATTATAAAACATTATTTTTTTATCAGATTCTTCAACTATATATGGATAAGCTACCATTATGTTATCCCATGAATCAAATTCAGATCTGAAAAGTTCTATGCCAGTTCTTTCCCATTTTATTCCATCATAAGAGAAAGCTCCTTCGATTCTATAGGATCTTTCAGGATCTTCCCTGTATCCAGTTCGATCCCTTATAGAAAACCACATTCTATAAACACCATCATTGTCTATTATTACACGAGAAGAAGAAATCCCACCTTCTTCGTTCTGTAATTCTATACAGGTAATATCCCAAGGATCCCAGTTAATAGCATCAAGAGATGTTGCATATTTTATGTCATATATTGGCTCCATAATCCCGTTGTTGTGTATCCATTTCCTACACGATAGATACCACATTTTAAATATACCTTCATCTTTAATCACTTCGGCAGTTCCGATATATCCGGGCTCTTTATAAGATGTATGAAATACAGGTCCATTTGAAAATTTATTCCACGTATTCCCTCCGTCATTACTTATTGCAAGGCCTAAATTATTATGATATGGAACATCTAATCTTCTAGACCATCCTATATAATACAAATATTTCTCCCCAGATTCTAGAGTTATAATTTTAGTAGGCATTATCCCAGACCAATCAAAAAAACCAGCCTCTCCTAATTTTAGATCAACATTAAACGGTCCTTCGTATTTTAAAAGATCTTTAGATAAATCAAAATACATTGGAATACTCCTGCCTTTATCATCCCTAGTAGAATAATAAATTCTATAGAAATTATTCATAACATCAACAACAGGAAGCTGTGAGTGGTGCTCATTAAATATGTTCCTAACCCTATTCCAATTTTTACTATTATTAATATACATCTATAGCTATTCTATCTTGTTTTTTAGACGGAGATCCCAGATAAAAGGCTCCGTCCTCGGTATTTTTTGTTACGAGAGATCCCATTCCTATGAGACATCCCTCTCCTATTGTAGTAAAGTCTCTTATTGTAGAGTTAACCCCTATCCATGCCCTTTCTTTTATATGACAATGTCCAGACATAACTACATGGGATGTAAAAAAAACATGATCCTCTATAACTCCATGGTGTCCTATATGATTACCGCTCCATAATACTACGTTATTTCCTATTATGGTAAAGGGCTGTATAGTGTTATCCTCTAATATGAAACAATTTTCTCCTATTTGATTATTAAAGACCGTTGCTTTTGAAGAAATGTAAGAAATATATTCATATCCCTTATCTTTACCCTCTTGATATATTTTTTTCCTGAGCGTATTCATTTTAATTCCAGTCATAGGACAAAATAAATAATAGTCCTCTGGTGGGTATATTTTTTCAAGCTCTTCAAAGGGAACTACTGGATATTCTTTTTCACTACCCCTAGGTTTGAATGAACTTTCCTTAATGTAATCCTTGTTAATAGTAAAAGCTTCTACTTCATAAGGAGAATCATTAGTAAGGTAATAATGTGCTAATTCTGCAGTATCAAGAACTCCGAATACTATAACTTTTTTCATAACTCTATTTTTTAATAATATAAGCGGTAGGCATCCAAGAATTATTTAATGTCTCTATCTTTTCATCAGGAAGTAATTCTTTAACTGCCATAGATTCACCAGGGGATAGCTCGTGTCCAAATTGATCCAATATTAATATCCCCCCTTTATTAAGTCTAGGCCAAAGTATTTCTATGGACTTTTTAACAACATCATAAAATCCAGCATCTAAGAATACACATTTAAAATAAAAATGCGGATTCTTACTAAAGAACTCTTCCAGCTCCGTTAGAACATTTAATTTGTGTACAAAGCAATTATTTTCTAATCCCTGATATTTTATAACATTAAGAAGATCTTCATATTCATAAGAATAGCTGCCTTTTTCGATTTTAAGTTCAACCGAATCTTCCCCAGTCCCTTTAAACCAATCAAATCCATGAACTTGAGTAAGTGAATTAGGCTCAAATAATTGAACTAGCTTAGTGAACCACAATAAAGAAGTACCCTTGTAAGTCCCAACTTCTGCAATATGACCGGATATACCAGATGTTTTTTTATAAAGTTCGTATAGTGTTAAATATCTTCCTATACTCATATGGCCAGAAAATCTAGGAAAATCCTCT